GGGTTATTTTGTCGTATATTTGCATAGTTACAAAAATAAAGGTTATATTAAAATATGTATTATATTATAGAAAATACCGAACAGTTACGTGATTTTACTGAGTTTGATTTGTCTTCTTGCTATTTAGATATTATATTAAATAATGATAACTACCACCCATCTATTTCCGAAGTATCTCTAATATATATAAAACCTTTTATATCTAAGAAAGGTTTTATAATTTCCATAGACCACACCGAGTCTTTTGGTTTACCATTTGAAGAAGTTATAGAAGCCTTAAAAACAAAGCTTGATAAAATCTATACTGCAAATATAAAGAAAATATTATATTTTTTTAACGAAAATATTAATATTCTTTGTTTAAAGACAGCCAAATATTTTGAATCAACCGAGATATTTAAAGAGGATGTTTTTAACACTCCGGCACACAATTTTTACTATTCCAAGTGTAACGATATTAAAAATATTAATAATATTATACCTATATCTAAGCACTATGAAAAATATGAGAATATTTATTCTTCTTTTAAAGTAAATAAGAAGATTTTTGAACAAAAATATTATAAATTTTATAGTTATTTTACTAATAATATATTTCATAATATAGAGAAAAATGGTCTTTTGATAGATGAAGATAGATTTTTAAATTCTGTTAATATAGGCACACGAGATTTTTCAATAAAAGACAGTAAAGTATACACCAATTACAATCTTTTTACTCTTGCCGGTAGACCATCAAATAGCTTTAATAATTTGAATTTTACGTCTTTTCCTAAAGAAGGTGAAGCTAGGAAGTGTATTTTATGTGAAAACGACTATTTAATAGAATTTGATTATTCTTCATATCATATAAAAATCTTATCTAAGATGGTTGGATATGAGTTCCCTGACGATGATATTCATACTTTTTTAGGTAAATTCTACTTTAAAAAAGAAGTGTTGTCGGAAGAAGAATATGACCAAAGTAAGCAGATAACTTTTAAAATACTATATAATGAAAAAATTATAAATGATTTTACCGAAATACCTTTTTTCTCTCTAATAAAAGATATGAAAGAAGAGATGTGGGCTTTTTATCAAGAAAATAAATATATTAACACGCACATATCAAAAAGACCTATTTACAATATTGAAAATAAAAATCAGTTGCTTCCCTATCTAATGCAGTTTTATGAAACGGAAAGAAACATTTTAGTATTAAATGAATTGCAAGAGCGTTTAAATGGTATGGAAACAAAGCTAGTATTATATACGTATGATTCTTTTTTATTAGATTATTCTAAGAATGACGGTAAACACTTATTATTAGATATTAATAATATATTAGAGCAAGATGGTTACCCAGTTTCTACCAAATATGGTAAAAATTACGGCAGTTTAAAAGAATTAAAATAAATTTATTTTTAATATAAAAAATTAGATATTTATATATGTATTTTAATAATATAGAAGAGTTGGGAAACAAATTATTTTGTACTTTTACGACTAAAGAGGAGTTACAAAAAACAATAAATTTCATTCAAGAAAATTACAATATCTTATTCGGTAAGATATTTGTGTTGGATATTTCTGATACAAATGAACTTATATGCACATATAATATAGATTCCGTAAATATAAACAAGGAAAATATTATAAATAATACTATTTTGATGCATAGACGTAAAGAATATAATGTATTATATACAATAAATTCTTTAAATAAATTAATAGAATCGTTGAATGGCGGGGTTTTAGATAGAAATTATCCCATTTCCTGGGGTAATTATAGAAATAGTATTCTCCTCACTAAAGAAGGGGATTTCTGTAAATATACTACAAAAATAAACACCATAATAAATCTAAATAATATTTAATATCAAAATATTATTTAAGAAAAATTTGGTTTTACCTAAAAAAGGTTGTATATTTGCATATAAATAAGTTTTTAACAATCATAAATAAATTAAGTTATGGCAAATCTAGATTTAATCAAACAGAGATTAAACAAATTTCAGACAAAAGGTGGTTCCTATGAAAAAACCGATTACTCCAAGATTTTTTGGAAACCTAAATTGGGTTCTCAGACAGTAAGAATCCTACCAAACAAGCTAAACAGCGAAGATCCCTTTATTCAAGTGGATTTCCATCAGTACAACGTGTTCAAAAAAAGCATCTATTCCCTAAAGAATTTTGGTGAAAAAGATCCAGTCGTAGAATTAGTAAGAGAACTGTATAATGATGGTACAGACGAAAGCCGCGATTTGGCTAAAAAAATTCAACCTAAGACTGAATACTACGCACATGTAGTAGTTCGTGAAGAACCCGAAGCCGGTGTTCGCCTGTGGAAATTTAATAAGACCACATATGAGAAAATTTTATCTATCATGGCTAATGAAGATTATGGTGATATTGAAGATATCAATACTGGTACCGATCTTACTGTAGAGGGTTATAATGACTCTGTTAAAATTGGTAAAAGAGAAGTATCTTATATTGCTGTTAATATTACACCTAAAAGAAATTCTACTCCATTATCCAAACAATCTAAGCAGATTGAAGAATGGTTAGAAAGTCAAGTGGATATTTTTTCCTTATATAAAAAGTATTCATTTGCTGAGATTAAAGATATGTTTAATCAATGGATGAATCCCGAGGGAGAACAAAATGACACATCAGAAGATGACGAAGTCGTAGACGTTCCCGAAAAAAAGGAAGCTCCTAAATATAGTAAGTCCGCCCCATCATATTCAAAAGAAGTAAAACCTTTTGCTTTTGAAGATGAAGATGGTGAAGAGGATGAGGAAGAAGAAGAAGAATTACCGGTAAAAGTACAAAGACCCGTAGTAGATATTAATAAAGTCAAAAATCCTAAGAAAGCAAATATCAAATCTAAGTTTGATGATATGTTTGAGGGTGACGATAATTAATTTTGTTGGTTGTTATTTATGAAATATAAGGGGGAATTATTTCCCCCTATATGTTTCTCTTTTATAAAATAAATAAATTTAAAATGCCTAAAGTGGAAACTGAACTTTCAAATGAAAATTTGAAAACTGCCGCGTCGAAAGCAGTGAAGAAAAAAAATTCTTTTTCTTTTAATCTCGACGATTATAAAAAAGGTAGAAATATCTTACATTCTGCTAGATTTAAACCACAAGAATGGTTACCGTTATCGCCCGCGTTTAATAACTCAATAGGGTTACCTGGAGTACCCCTAGGTCACATAACTATTATTAGAGGACACTCTGATACAGGAAAGACTACTGCTATGGTTGAAGCAGCTATTGCAACACAACAAGCGGGAAAACTTCCTGTTTTTATAATAACAGAAATGAAGTGGTCTTGGGAACACGCAATTCAAATGGGGTTTCAAGCTGATATTGTTCCTGACCTAGAAACAGGTGAGGTTACTTATAGTGGTAATTTTATTTACGTTGATAGAAGTAATTTAAATTGCATTGAAGATATTGCCGCTTTTATCACATCATTATTTGATGATCAAAAGAAAGGTAAGCTTCCTTACGATTTAGTATTTTTATGGGATTCTGCCGGTTCTATACCGTCTCAGCAATCTTTAGATTCAGGTAAAAATAACGCTATGTGGAACGCTGCTGCCATGGCTACACAATTTGGTAACTATGTTAATCAGATGTTCACTATGACACGTAAACCCGAGTCTAAATTTACGAACACTTTTATTGTGGTAAATAAAATTCGTGTCGAATATCCTATCGGTAATCCAAATGAGAAACCTAAAATGCGTAATAAAGCTGGTGATGCAATGTATTGGGACGCTTCTTTAGTTGTAACTTTTGGTAATATTACTAATTCGGGCACATCTAAAATTGAAGCTATAAAGAATGGTCTTAAAGTGACTTTTGCTAAAAGAACTAAAATTTCTGTAGATAAAAATCATATGACCGATGCTACATCTACTACTAGAATTATAATGACTCCTTATGGATTTATTGAAGATACACCCAAATCTATAGACAGTTATAAGAAAGCTCGTAGGAACGAATGGTTGAACATTCTTAAATCAGACGATTTTGAAATTATTGAAGAAGCTGATATTGAAGAAGATTTTGCTGTGGGATATGATGATTTAACAGAAGAATAAAAATGAATAAAAATCGATTGCTTGACATTTTTAACAATATAAAACCCGAGGATAGACAAATACGCTATCATCAAAATAGCAGGGTTTTAATAGTAGACGGGTTAAACACCTTTCTGCGAAGTTTTTCTGCTATAAATAAAAGTAATGTTAGTGGCCATCATATTGGCGGCTTAACAGGGTTTTTAAGATCTATCGGGTACTTAGTCAAACTACATTCACCTACTAGGGTAATAATAGTATTTGACGGTGAAGATGGCTCAACCTCTAGAAAATTTATTTTTCCTGAGTATAAAGGCAAGAGAGATAAGAAAAGGACTGTTAATTTTAAGTCTTTTAATAACGTCGATGAAGAACAAGAGGCAAAATACAATGAGATGGTCCGTTTAATGGATTATTTAAATTTTTTACCAGTGACTTGTATGTGCATTGATAAATTGGAAGCAGACGATATTATAGGTTATCTTGCAAATAAAATATATAAAGATTACGAAGATAGTCAAACTATCATTGTTTCAACAGATACTGATTTTTTACAGTTAGTAAATGATCGTGTTAAGGTATTTTCTCCTAAAAAGAAGAGAATGTATAATGAAGAAGCTGTAATTCAAGATTATAATGTTCATCCGAGCAATTTTTTATTATATAAAACTTTGATAGGTGACGATTCTGATAACATTCCCGGTGTGGAAGGCATAGGAGAAAAGAACGTAACAGTTCTTTTTGAAATTTTAAAAGAAAATAGTGAAAAAAAATTACAAGATTTGTATGATATTTGCGAAAATCCCCCAAAAAAATCTGTCTTGTATGAAAGAATATTAAATAGTAGTAACAGGGTTGAGATATTTTATAAAATAATGAATTTAAAAGAACCTACAATTTGTGATTCTGATATCGATGATATTAGAAGACAGTTTTTTAGACCGACTGGTTCTCTTAGAAAATTAGATTTTATTAAAATGTATCATAAAGATAAGTTGGATGGGTCTATGCAAAATATAGAAACTTGGTTAGACATATTTTCGACATTAAATAGTTATAAATAAAATAGTATATGACGGCAGAACGTTTAAATCAATATGGAAGACAATTCCAAACAAAGGTTTTATATTCATTATTAAGCGATAAAAAGTTTTTATCAGAGATATTTGATGTTTTATCACCTGAATATTTTGAATCACCTTCTCATAAATGGATTATTGAAAAGATATTAGATTATTTTAAAAAATATCATTCTAATCCTACCATGGAAGTTTTAAAATTAGAATTAAAAAAATTAAAGAACGAAGTATTACAATTCGCTATAAAGGAAGATCTTAGAGAAGCGTATACGACGACACAAGAAGATATAGAATATGTAAAAGAAGAATTTGTTAATTTCTGTAAAAACCAAAGATTGAAAGAAGCATTGTTGACCTCTGTTGACTTGCTTCAAGCGGGTGAGTACGGAGATATACGAAGACTTATTGACGACGCATTAAAAGCTGGGTCACCTAAAGATATTGGCCACGAATATGATAAAGATATAGAATCTAGATTCAGGGAATCTGAACGGAAGATAGTACCTTTCCCATGGAAAGTTTTTAATGATATAACGGATGGCGGTATAGGTACAGGGGATTTAATGCTTTTATTTGCCCCCCCGGGTATAGGTAAATCAACAGTTGTTTGTAATATGGCAGCACACGCCATTAAAATGGGATATAAAGTAGTTTTTTATACCTTGGAATTATCAGACAATTATGTTGGTAAAAAGATAGACTCTATTCTTACAGGTATTGAGGTTAAAAAATTGAAAGATTGTAGAGAAGAAGTTGAGAAAGCTGTATCACAGATTCCTGGTAAAATAGTCATAAAAGAGTATTCTCCTAAAAAAGCTTCTTTAGATACAATTGAATCACATTTATCGCAGTTAGAATCTACTTTATCATTTAAACCGGATTTAATTATAATAGATTATCCGGATTTGTTAAAAGTTAGAAAATCTAGACGTGATGTAAAAGAAGAAATTGATGATGTATATACTGAAATAAAAGGATTAGCCAAAGAACTAAAAATACCAATAGTGTGTCCATCCCAAATTAATAGGATGGGGTCAAAAGATGAGATTATAGAAGGTGACAAAGTTGCCGGTTCTTATGGCAAAATGATGATTGCCGATCTTAGTATATCTCTTTCTAGAAGAAGAAAAGACAAATTATCTGGCACCGGTATATTTCATATTATGAAATCCCGATTAGGTAAGGATGGGATGGCCTATAGTGCTAAAATAGATTTAGACCGAGGATATATAGATATATCAGAAGAAGAATACCAGGAAGATGACAATTCTAGTAAGAATTCTCATGCCGGTTTTGAAGATGAGGAGATAACTACTATACGAAAAAAATTCATACGATTAAATGATTAATAGATATCATATATATCGTAAAAAAAATTAGAAAATTGGTAAAAAAAAATGTACATTTGTACCTATTTATTTTTACATTCCGTAAAAAAAACAATTAAATTATGAGCATATTTACCAAAAGAGTAGCATTTAAACCTTTTGAATATCCCGAAGTTTTAAAATTTGTTGACGCCATTAATCATTCATATTGGATTCATACAGAGTTTAATTTTACTTCTGATATACAAGATTTTAATGTTACATTAGACGAAAAAGAAAGAAATATTATTAAGAATACCCTACTTGCTATTTCACAGATTGAAGTATCAGTAAAAACATTTTGGGGTAAGTTGGGAGAAAGATTCCCTAAACCTGAGTTTAACGCTGTAGGCGCCACATTTTCTGAAAGCGAAGTTAGACATGAAAGAGCCTATTCTCACTTGTTAGAAGTGTTAGATTTAAACGGAGATTTTGAATTACTTTTACAAGAACCAGTTATCCAAGGTCGTGTGGACTATTTAAGTAAATATTTGAAGAGAGTTGGAGAAGACGACCATCAAATTTACACCTTAACCTTGGCATTATTTTCTTTATTTATAGAAAATGTTAGCTTATTCAGTCAATTTGCTATCATTAAATCCTTTAACAAGGAAAAAAACATACTAAAAGATATTGATAATGTAGTTCAAGCTACACAAAAAGAAGAAATGCTCCATGCTTTATTGGGGGTGTTTATAATAAACGAGATAAAAAAAGAATATCCGGAATGGTTCGATGAAGATTTTTATAAAAAAATAGAAAGGGCTTGTAAAAAAGCTTATGAAGCCGAAGCAAAAATAATTGATTGGATTTTTGAAAAAGGTGAATTAGATTTTTTAACTAAAGATGTATTAAAAGAATTTATAAAGTATAGATTTAATGAATCTATTGCAATGATAGGTGGTAATAAAGTTTTTAATATAGATGATCAAAAATTGTCGGGGTTACAATGGTTTATTGAAGAAATGTACACGGCAACTAGTACTGATTTTTTTAACAAACGACCTACCAATTATTCGAAGAAAACACAATCAATAACAGT